AATCAAATATGGTGGCAAATATGGTTAATCCGTTGCATCAACGAGGCCCGGAACGAGGAGGGATACGACGATACCTTGATACCGTCACCCCGCAAGAATACCTCCCGCAGACGGGTGAGGTTGACCTTACGCAAGTCACGCTTACTGGCCTTGCCGACCTGTTTGGGTCGGACAAGGGGAGCATTAAACACGGTTACACCAAGCACTACGAGAAGATCATTGACGATTTGGGCGGGAAGAACGCGCCGCTGACCATTGCCGAGATCGGCATCGCGTGTGGGGCATCGCTGCGGATGTGGGCTAACTACCTGCCCAACGCCAAGATTGACGGCTATGACATCCAGAGTGAGTGCGCCAAGCTCTGCCGTGACCTGCCGAGTGTCAGCATCACCATCAGCGACCCGCGTAAGGTGGACAAAGACGCCGCCTACGACCTAGTGATTGACGACGGTAGCCACATTGCCGAGGACGTTTTGGGCGTGTTGGCGCATTGTTGGAAATGGGTCAAACCGGGTGGGTATTACGTCATTGAGGACATGGGCTGTACCTACAACGACGGTTACCGGGATAAGTTCAACAAGCATTTTGGCAAGGACTTAAAGAACGACCGGAACCTGATGCTCCAGATGTTTGACGCACTCTCTCGGGAAATTGATCACGGGGTCGGTGCGTTTACCGAGATGCGGTACTACCGCCAGATGTGGGTATTTAAGCGATGAGACACGCTGCCCGCCGGGACGCCAACGACGCCATCATTACCGAGGCGTTACGCAAGGCGGGATTTACCGTCATGGACTACGGCAAAGCAGGCCAAGGCATCCCCGACAAACTCGTTACCCGCCCGCTCCCTGACGGCTTGCCGTGGGTGTGCTGGGTAGAGGTCAAGATGCCAAAGGGGCGGCTACGAGAGGCGCAGGAAGCGTTTAAGGCGGTCTTTGCGGCAAGGGGCGAGCATTACGTTGCCCGTGACCCCGAGACGGCTGTACGCGACCTGTGGATGTTATACGAAGAACAGATCAAGCCCGAGCAGCGTCGGTGAACATCTGTGCCTTACGGTTGCCTTTGTAATGCGCGATGACGGGGTTTGGATGCTCGCCAAAATGTTCGGGAAGGCAGGCGTATTGATGTTCGGGCAGGTGCGCGACGACAAAGGGCGGCAGGCGGTTGACGTATTCCCGCAGCACCTCTTGGTCGCCGTACCAAGTTTTGTATTTGGGTTCCAGCCGGTCGTACATCTCGGCCAACTGCTCCCACGCAAACCCGTCAGGGGTGATGGTGCAGCAGCCGATATAGGGATACACGGCATCCAGCGTTTTATTAGCGTGTTCCGAGTAATCCTGACCGCGTTGTTTGGCGTTAAAAATCGCTTCACGCATAAAGGATCGGCGCGTCACGGCAATGACTGCATCGCCGAGCAGCAACTCGGGATGCAGGGGGCGACGCACCAGCATATCGGTGTCCATGTAAAGGGCTGGCTGGGCAAGTTGCAGCGCGGCAAACGCTCGGGTGCGCCACAGCATCAGGTACTCGGGGTTGCCCTCGGTAGGATGCGCCCAAGTCACACCCGGTATGGTCGGGGTGTCCTTGTCCGTAACTTGAATGATTTCAGCGCCCGGGTTGTGCTTACGAAGGGACGCCACCATTGCAGTCGGTTGGGAGATATCCGCACCGACATGGAAAAACACAAACGTTGACATGGGAGAAATCTAACATGGTTAATTTGAACAGAAAACGCACTAGCCGAATTATTTGGGAAACGCTGCTAGAAAATGTGGTGAGCCACCCGAAAACACCGTGGGTGGAGCAACTGAATATGCTGGATGCGCTGCGTGCCACCGCTAAACCGACAGGTAGCGTCAGTTTTGCGACGTTTTGGTGCCTCTATGCTGTGGTGCAGGCGTATAAACCAAAGCGTGTTGCCGAAGTCGGCACCTACATCGGCAAATCCACACTCGCTTTGGTGTCAGGCGGTGCGGAAGTACACACCTGCGACTACAGCAACGATGTAAAACTGCCGTTCAAGGTCAACCAGTACCCGATGACGAGCAGCACCGATATGTTCGCCAAGCTCCAGCCTGCCATTGACCTGTTATTCCTTGACGGTCGGTTGGAGCCCGATGACCTTGGGCATATCGGCCGGTTGCTGCACTCGCAAAGCATCGTGGCGCTAGATGACTTTGAGGGCATAGAAAAGGGCGTGGCGAACGCCATGAAGTTTACCTACCACGGTGCGATGCTCGTTTATCCGCCCGAGCGTGAGGTCTTGGAGCGTCACGGTATTCCTGACGAAAGCACGTTGGCGCTGATCCTGCCGCACGGATTAGTGCAGTTGACGAACCAATAGCGTTAAAATACCCTCACCACGGGAGGCTCTATGTCCCACAAAGACGCGGCAGAATTTGTTGGCGTGTTGTTGCATTCGGCAACAGCAACGCATTTTCTGCATTTGCAGACGGCGAACTACGCGAGCCACAAAGCCCTGGGTCACTACTACGAAAACATCGTGGAGTTGGCCGATAAATACGCCGAGGCGTATCAAGGCCACTACGGCATCATCCCGCTGACCGACTACCCCGATGGGTTTAAGGTACAGAAGGACGCAGCCGAGTACGCCAATAGCCTGCTGACGTTCGTGAAGGGCATCCGAGGCGACCTGCCGAAAGACACCGACCTACAGAACATCATTGACGAGATCGTGGGCGAGATCAGCGCATTGGTTTACAAGCTGGAGCGTTTCAAATGAACCGTAAGCCGGGACTCTACGCCAACATTTTGGCAAAGCAGGAGCGCATCAAAGCCGGTTCTGGCGAAAAGATGCGTAAACCGGGCAGCCCCGGCGCACCAACCGCCGCTGCATTCCGCGAAAGCGCCAAGACGGCCAAGAAAGAGAACAAATGAGCGCGGCTTGGACTCGTAGCGAAGGCAAGAACCCCAAGGGCGGGCTGAACGCCAAGGGTCGTGCCTCGTACAAGGCCGAGACAGGCGGGACGCTCAAGCCCCCGGTCAAGGCAGGCGACAACCCACGCCGAGCCTCTTTCCTCGCTCGCATGGGCAATATGCCGGGGCCGATGGCAAAGAACGGCGAACCGACACGCCTCGCCCTCGCACTTAAGGCATGGGGAGCCTCTAGCAAGGAGGACGCCCGAGCCAAGGCCAAAGCCATTAGCGCGAGAAACAAATAGTATCTCCAGAAATGTTGTGTTAAAACAACGACATGGCAGCACGGAAAATACATACGACTTTACGAGACGAGTGGAAGTTACGCATCAAGGCCACGCACCTTGTTTCGCGGCTTCACGAACACGCTATGGGCGAGGCCGAAATGTCGCCTACGCAGATCAAGGCAGCCGAAATACTGCTCAAGAAGGTAGCGCCTGACTTGGCGCGACAAGAGGTTACAGGCGAGAACAACGGCCCGGTCAAGGTACAGATCGGATGGATGGCTCCCGAATAATCCTGCCCTACCGCCCACGCAAGGCGTTCATGCCGTTCCATGAGCGCACTAAACGCTGGGCTTGCCTTGTCGCACATCGTCGCGCAGGTAAGACGGTTGCCGCCGTCAACGACATGATCCGCGCTGCTGCGATGTACCAGCAGCCCTACGGACTATTCGGCTACGTCGCCCCCTACCGCAGTCAGGCAAAGGCCGTGGCATGGCAATACTTTAAGGACGGCGCACACCCGATCATTCAATCGGTCAACGAGCAGGAACTGACTATTACGCTCATTAACGGCAGTCAGATACGCCTGTTTGGTGCCGACAACGCTGACGCGATGCGCGGTCTAGGCTTTTCGGGGCTGTACCTTGACGAGTACGGTGACTTCAAGCCGAGCGTATTCGGGAACGTATTGAGAGCGTCCCTGTCAGACAAACAGGGCTGGTGCGTCTTTGGCGGTACACCGAAAGGCAAAAACCAGTTCTGGGAAATTTACGATACCGCCACTCGTCTCCCTAGCGAGTGGTTCCTGTTGCGCTTACCCGCGTCAACCAGCGGGCTTCTCCCGGCGACAGAGCTAGCCGCCGCAAAAGCGCAGTTGGCCGAGGATCAGTACCTACAGGAGTACGAGTGCAGCTTTGAGGCTGCGATTCTCGGTGCTTTTTTTGGAAAGGAGATGCGAGAGGCGCAGGATCAAGGCCGCATTACCAACGTGCCATACGATCCCAACTTGCCTGTGTATACGGGCTGGGACTTGGGTTTCCGCGACGACACGGCCATCTGGTTCTATCAGGTCGCCCGTGGGGAAATCCGCGTCATAGACTTTTACGCCGTCTCGGGCGAGGACATCCATACCATTGCCGATGTGGTACGCAACAAGCCGTACCGCTATGCCAAGCACTACCTACCTCACGACGCTCGGGCCAAGAGCCTACAGACCGGGCGCAGTATCGTGGAGCAACTTGCCGCGCAACTGGACATTGCCAAACTTGCGGTTGTCCCCGACATCGGTGTGCAGTCAGGCATCCAAGCGGTTCGCATGATGCTGCCGCGTGTGTGGTTTGACGCTGAGAAGTGCAGCGAGGGCATTGAGGCGCTGCGCCAATACCAACGCGAGTACGACGAGGACAAGAAAGCCTACCGTCAGTCACCGCGCCACGATTGGACATCACACCCTAGTGACGCATTTAGAATGGTTGCGGTATCATGGAGTGAAGTCGCTGACAAGCCCCCAGCGCCAGAGGTCAAGCCGCTGATGGTGGGGCCAGAGAACACAGTCACGCTGAACGATATGTGGCAGGTTCACGACCGCACAACGTCAAGGAGAGCAAGGATATGAGCATTGTCAGCCCGAATCGTTACCCGTACGAAACAGTTGCCGCTTCGCAGACCGCACAAATACTCGGTGGCGTAGGTGCCGTGGGTGACTACCTCCATCGCATCGTGGTTACGGTCACGACGACCGGCAGCAGCACGTTAAGCGTTCTGGACGGCAGCACGACCGTCCTGACGATGGCTGCAAACACTCCGGTGGGCGTCTACAGCATTGAAATCAACGCCGCCTCGGCTACCGGCCCGTGGGCGATCACGACCGGCGCAGGGCTTGCGGTCATGGCTGTCGGATTCTTCACGGCCTGATCATGGAAGGCGTACTGCAACCGGAACTGGAAAAGTATCTCCGTACTATCGCGCAGTACGACAACGAGTTTGCCAAGTGGTCGGCTCGCACTAAGAAGATCGTTAAGCGTTACCGCGACGATAGCCGTGGGCAGGGTGGCAACGAGGCCGCCCGCTTTAACATCCTCTGGTCAAACGTCCAGACGCTAAAGCCTGCCGTTTACGCCAAACTGCCAAAGGCTGACATCAGCCGACGCTTTGGCGACAACGACCCGGTTGGCCGCGTAGCAGGGCAACTGCTAGAGCGGGCGATTGACTTTGAGATTGAGCATTATCCTGACTTTCGCTCCACCATGTCCTACAGCGTGGAGGATCGGTTCTTGGGTGGCCGTGGCACGGCATGGATACGGTACGAGCCGCACGTTGCCCCCATCGGCATTGAGGACGATGGCGTATCCATCACCTCTAACATTGAACAGGGTGAGGGTGCGCCGCCCAACCTAGAGCAGATTGAGTACGAGTGCGCCCCAACCGATTACGTCCATTGGCGTGATTTCGGCCACTCACAGGCTCGCACATGGGAAGAAGTCACCTGCGTATGGCGCTGGGTGTACATGAGCCGTGAGGCGCTGGCAGAGCGGTTTGGCGACGAGATGGCTCGCA